GTGCCGCTCCATGTTTTCGCATTTTTTGGAACTGCTGCTGCAATCGAAAGCGCCGTGTATCCCGGTTGCGACGCAGTCGAATTTAAGATATTCAAAACCACCACCGAGACTAAGCGATCGTTTTGACAAAATGGCACGAACTGCCCGCTGGAGTTCGTGCGGACCACGCTCACCAGCGCGCTCGCCGCATAACCACTCGGCATATTTGCGCCGCCATACACGTTAGGCTGAACCGTGCTAGTCGCATTCGTCGCCAGCAGGGCCGATGTCTGCGTCGTCGGGTTGTAGATCGCGTACAGCGCGACATAACCGGACACGGGCGCCGTGCCAGTGTCCATGCCGCCCGCTCCGGTTGTGGCGAGGTTGATGGTTTTGTTGAACGAGCCGAGCACATATTTGTGGCCGCCCAAGGACGTGCCGACCACGATTTCATCTGCGGTCAGCGTCGCCGTCGCGGCAGCCGTCGCCACGTTCATGGATAGATTGCGCGATTGCCCGACTGTGCCGCTCACGAATGCCGCGGACCAGCCGGCGCCGCCCGTATCCGGGTTCGTCGTGTTGCTGTCCGTCTGGTTCAGCCACATGCCGCTCTGATCTGATCGCTGAAGAAGCGCACCACGCGGGTAACCGCCGACGTTCGCATCGCTGGCAAACGTAGAGTTGTAGCCGAACTGACCACCCGCATGCTTCCAGCGGATCGTCTGCGTGATCAGATTGAGAACACCATTGAAATCGGCACCCGCAGGCGGCACACCGCCGGCCGCGATCGGCGTGAACGTCAGCGGCGGGAAGCCATCGTTCAAACTCGCCGCACCGGGCGTAATGCCGATCTGCGACGACTCGGGGATAGCGTTCTTCGTGCCGTTGGCAGCAAAGGCGAGCGGGACAAGCGTTGGGGTTTGACTAGCCTGCATGTTGGCGCGGACCCAAAAAGAAAAGCCCGCGATTGCGGGCTATGGATAATCAAAGAAGAGATGCGGCGTCAGGACAGCGTCGACTGATCCAGGACAAAGGTCTGGTCCAGCGCTCCAGGGTTCACGGGCGACGTGATGAAATTGACGCCGGAATAGAACACCCCCTGGCCGAATGGAGCGGCAGACGGAGTGCCCGCCTCCGCAAAGCCGAAGGTGAACGGCAGGCTGACCGACATTACGAACGCCTGCACGCCCGTAGGACGGGGTAGCGCCCCGGACTGCGTGAGAATGGCGAGTTCGAATGGCTGGAGGAAGAATTCGAACGTGAACCGCATCCGCATGTTGCCGAGGTCATTGACGTAGCAACGGCCACGACCGGCAAACAGCAGATTGAGAAGCTTGTTGTAACTCGGGATCGAGCAATCGGTGATATTGGCAAGCGCCTTCACCATGATGAGCGCGCGAAACGCGTCATCAGCCAGATAGAAGTTCTGCGTGACTATGGAGCCGGTAGAGAACACGCCTGACCCGAACGAGGTCGCGCTTGCTATCCCGGCCTCATCAAATCCTAGATTGATTTCACCCGCGGGGATCTTCAGCAGCCGGCCATTCTCGAGTCCGACAATCCGCCCCCAGACGTCGAGGCCATATCCGACAGCGGCGTCTACGTTCCAGATGTTCTGATAGAACGCGTCGATGTCTACCGATGGATCGAGGTAGCCGTCCATGTTATGGACTAGCTGAACTATCGTCGCTGAGTTAGCGTATTGGCTAAGAATGGTGCGTGAAACATTCTGCATATCGCACCCCGTGGCTAGACCAGTTGGACCGTGATGTTGCTCGGATCAAGCGTCGGGATCTGATTGATGTTCACGTTCACGAAGTTCGCGTTCGCCGTGGTCGTACCGATCTGGATAGATAGAAGCTCGACGTTCGGATCGATGTTTTCCACGCCGATATAGAACCGGCTCGCGAGAATGCGACGACCGATGCGAGCGCGTTGCCCGCCGTCAGCGCCCGAGAAGGCATTGGCGATTGCTTGCTGTACGAGTTGTGTGATGTTCGACGGCAGCGTGCTGTCATTGGCAATCTGTACGAGGAACAGGATCGGAAGGCTTGCCGCCGTGTCGTAACTGATCGTGAACTGTGGAAAGGGCGGGGTGTAGCCGTCCGTATCATCGACCGTGACCTGAGTATTGCCCTGCGTGTTGCAACCGGGGCTTTTCTTCGTCCAGATCGCAGTCCCAATGTCCTGCGATGCCCCGCCAGCCGCACAGACATACAGCGTGTTCGGGCCAACCACAACACCGCCGATCGTTGCCGGTGCGTTGGTTGGGTTGTCGGTGACGAACGCATCCAGCACGTTCGTCACGTTGAGCACAGCACCGCGGACGGACGGGACGGAGCCTTTCGAGTTGAGCGCAACGGACTGCGAGCGGCGATTTTCGAAGTCTGCGCGAGATTCGACGTCTGAGCCGATGACGCCGGGGTTGGCGTTAGTGATGCGATCAAGGCCCGGTATTGCCTGCGACACGCTCAGCGAGTTGGCGGGGCAAGGGATTGGGCCAGTGACCACGCAGGCGAACTGCAGGTCAATCGTGCCGCTTGCCGGAATAACCCCGGCCTGCGTGCACATGTACAGATTGCCGTCAGTCGCCTTCGCTTTGGTCCCGACTGGAATAGGCGTGTTAGCCGCTCCCAGGCACGTCGCGACAACGGTCGTCGGCTCTGCGGGGTTCCGGTCGATGAAATAGATGCGGCCGATCGCATCCTGGAAGCGCCCATCTGCCTTGTCAGGGTCTACGCCATTGACGACCTCGAGCATGTCGTCATTCTTGGCGCCGATGATCGCGGTCGTGCTTTGTGCGAGTTGACCTTGAGGCGTCGCCAGGTTGGTCGTGTTAAGGCCGCCCCCGAACGCGGCGTTGTTGTCCGCCATCACGCCATCGAAGATCGCAGACTCGTCAGGCACGACGGGGCCGCTCGGCTGCCAATTGATCGGCGGCACGCTGGAATTCGGGTTTGCCATGTTCAGAAGGAGACGGGTATTGTGGTGCCGCTTGAGGTCGTGACCTGCACGTTGCCGGTAATCGTGCGGTTCTCGAATGAGGTGATGGTTGCCGCAGCCCGTACGACTTCAGGGACTGTCAATGCGGCCTGCTCGATCAGCGATTGAAGAAGCTGGATGGGGGGATTCTGGCCGAGCACTTCCTGGAAATATGGGACACCAGTAGCCGTGTTGAACCACGCCTCACCCTGGAACAGGCGCACCGCGCTAGCCACGTCCTGAGCCAACGCGTATGGGTCGGATGCCATCGCGATATTGCCGCTGGCATCGAGCACGAGATCCCACCGTGCGGCATCTAACAGAAGTGTGTTCATCAGTTCGGCGGGGTCGTGACCGCGGTAGCGCCTTGCGCCGTGTGCGTATGGTTGTGAACGCTCTTGCCTTGCGCCGTCAGGTCGTTGACGACTGTCACTGGTCCGTTCAGCGTGGCGTTGCCACCTTGCGGTCCTTCGCCTTGCGTCATCTGGCCGTCCATCTCGATCGCTGGCGCTGAGTTAGTGATTTCGGCGCCAGCAGTCAGGCCAATGTTCTGTGTTGCCTGCAGGACGATGTTCGGCGCCGACATGCGAATCTGTGTCGGTGAGACGATATCGATCCCGCTCGAGCTAAACGCGACATACTGTTGCGGCGTCCCATTCAGATAGCCACCCAGATACAGGCCGTCAGCCATATCAAATCGACGCATCGAGCCAGGGTTAGAGACCGCCTTCGTGTTCTTGACCGCAGAAATATCGCGGTCAGAAAAAATGCACAGGCCAATGTCGCCGACCTGCGGATCAAGAATCACCGCATTAGCTCCACCCTGGAGACGGAAATACGGGATGTTGTGCACGACGCCGTGCGGGACCGCGTTGTTCTCGCCGTCAAGCTGATTCACCATCGGCAGCACGTCGACGAACCCAACGGGGGAATCGGCACCGTTGTTGGTCACCGATTGGATCTGCACTAGCTTGGCCGTGCTGACAGTAGCCAGCACCTGAAGTATCAGGAACAGGTTTTCGTTGTAGGGGGAGCCGTAGGAGTTCGCGTCTGCGGCGCCGAGATACCCGAATGCATTACCCGACATTGAGAGGCACCCCGAAAAATTTCGTGAACCATTGCCCGTTTGGAGTTTCGCTCTGCAGCGAGTGATAGACCTGCGCTACTCGCCATATCCCGCACGCGACGGGTAAGGAGCTTTGCACCTGAACCTGTCCACCAGGATTGATGCGCGGATTGAATGGTGTCGTGAGGCCGATGCCGTTGCTCGAGAACGCCGGGTAACCGACAAGCCCGGTTTCCGGCGAAATGAGCGGGATTTCCTGGCCGGCACCCCGAGCGGAATTCTTCGGCCATATAGCCAGCGTGCCGCGGTCGAGTGCGAAATAGATGTTCGCCGCGCGCGCACAGGTGCGCACCTGTTGCAATGCGGTGCCTGGGAAGTACGGGTTGTAGAGCTGGACGCTAACGCCGTTGTTTTCGAACGCGAGGCCCATCGTCTGGGCAAGCGTCTGCATGATCTGCGCGACATCGGTCGCGCCAACGTAACTGAGGGCCTGTACGGGCTTCAGCGCCGCAGAGATGCCGGCTGCACCAATGACGTTGAGCGGGGCATCCGGCGTGCCTTGAAAATCACCCCAGGACTCCAGAATCGATCCGTTATAGACGGTCTGCAATCCCGTCTCGTCATCGCCAGCCGCGATGAGCATCGCATTCTTGCCGCGGATTGCTGCATTGACAGGACCAACTGTTGTGAGCTGATTGACCATATCAAGCGGCAGGCCATACACCCGAACCTGAGCGGTAGGCATGGCGTCCCCGCCGTACGCCTGAGCTTCAACGTGGACACGCAGACCGGAAAGCGTCACCGTGTTAGCCCCGGAATCGCCGAACTCGCCCGTCCCGAGCGTCACGGTCACGTCAATGCGCTTTCGCGTGAAACTCATGAAAGGTCACTCGTCTCTAGGTAGACCAACTGGAAGCGCGCGCCGAATCCCGTGTATGAGGGATCGGATGTGCCTTGCGTATCAAAAAAGGAGAGATCACCAATGAATCCGAGATAGGTATCGCGCACAATCGCAACGCGGTCGCGACAGACGACACCCGATACGATCGGGGAGTTATTAATCGACAGATCGATGTAAGCTCCGGTCGTCTTTTGATAAACCTTTATCTGGCAGTTCTGCCCGCCAAGGATGATGCTTAGTTTTTGCGAAGGCGTCACGCTTAGCGGAATAACTTGCATTTAATCTTCCTCACGACACCATGACAGTCAAGAACAGCTTTATAGCGGTATCGCTCATCGCGGCATCAATCACGGCGCATGCCGAGAATTACTTTGGCAACGCGCCTTCTTTCTCAATGCCAAACAGGATCGCACCTCAAAAGGCGCAATCCAGCGCGTCTCCCGAGCAGGAGCGAATGCACGAATGCGCAATGGAGGGACTTGTTTTCTCGATGGCGGCGAGCTTCAGGGACAGCAAATGGCCGCCCCAATACGCCTTCGACTACCTTCACAAGGCAAAGTACGATGGCATTAACGATTCATTTCTAAAGAAAGCCATCAATCTCGTTTATTTCGACGGCAACTTTTCCGGGGCAGGGGGAAGCGCACTTTCCCAGCAGATCACAGAGGAATGCATCAAACCGACCAACTGGAAACCGCTCAAGTGAGTACGCCGCCCACTCCCTGCACAGCAGAGACAGGCCCAAACAATGACGACATGGCTGCCGAAGGTGTTTGCCCCTGAACCTGCCCCATACTGAACGTGTCCGACGACGCCGGATTCTGCGTGTTCGTATTGGCAAAAGCCGCCGTCGCCGTCACGCGGATCTCTTCGAGATGAAGATCAACGGTGAGCAGTGTCGCGCCGTCTGTCGTCGTCCGTCGATACCGCAATCCAACGATGTTGGCATTCAGATAGACGATTTCGGGCGTGACGATGCTATATAGGTTCGTCGAATCCTTTGCCGCCTGGAGTGCCACCAGAAACGCCGCTCGCCGCGATGCATCACCACCGCACGTCAGACTCACTGTCGACGCGTAGGGCAGTTGCACCTTGTTGTATGACTCAAACGCGCCCTGTTCCTGCGGGTAATCCGAGACGCGAGACTCGCTATCGAAGTCCAATGTCCGGACGCTATCAGCAAGAGCGACCGCTACATTGTTCTGATCGAACACGCCCCATACAGGAAGCGCCAACGTGATGAGCGGAGATAGGCCGACGAGCCCGGCGAATCTGTTGACGCCGGCAGCAACTTGCGAGACCAGCGACCGTGCGATCGCCGGCACACCGGGCAAATCCGGCACGTCCGGAAACTCCGGGATTTCAAGAATGGGCATCGGCATCAGCTCACTCCTGTGTTGGCCTGGGGAACCGTGAATGTGTATTTGCCGAGTTGACCGGCGAAGTCGCGCGCAATACCTGCGGCGTCCGTTGCCTGCGTATGGATCGTGATCGGGCCGGTTACGTTTGTTTCGCTAGTGGTGGTACTCGTCGACGAGCCGGACCCAGATTGGGCGACGTCACGCGCTCCAGTACCCTGGGCTGCGATCTGTGTGGCGTTGGCCTGACCAAGCGATGCATACAGGTCGGCCGCGCCTCGTGCGCGGCGTTGCGCTTCGCCTTCGGCATCGGCGGGGCGCTCGTAGTAGCGAGAGATGATCGCGCCCGCATCAAGCGCGTTGGTCGCGCCGCGCAAACGGCGACCTGCAGACTGTTCGTTACCCTGCGTGAGCTCGTAGTTGGCGAACTGCAACTGCTGTTCGAGCGTCGACTTGCGAATATCCGCGCCGAACAGTTTCTTGAATGCTTCCTGTCGGTCTTCGTGCCATTGACCGATGCCGTACGCATGGCCGTTGTCGCCGACTGCGTTCGGATTGAGCAGGCTTTCCCGCCACAGGTTGGCGACGAGGCCTGAGGCCTGTTCCTTCGACCAACCCATTTTCATGAAAGACGCGACCGCAGCCCGTGCTCCCGAATCGTTGCCGGCACCGCCGCGGCGCTTTGCACCGACAGGATCACCGTCCCATTTATCGCCTGGCTGGGTGATGCGCGTATTCGCCTCGCCGGTATTCAGGCTCTCGCTATGCAGCGCCAGTCCCGCTACGCCGAGCAACTTGGCGAGAATCGGGAGGGCTGCGGCGCCAGCCGTCGAGATGCCGCCCAGTGCGCTACCAAGCCTCAGAAACGCGCCGGCCAGTGACAGGATACCGGACGACATGGACAGTACCTTAAGCGCCGCCAGTGCAATCAGGACGTTCTTCCAGCCACCGACCGATTCTGCGGCTTTATCCGCCCACTGGACGAACTTCTGTACGGCAGTAATCGCGCCATCAACCCACTGCGAAATGTCCGTCTTGTGATCCGCAACCCAATCCGCGAGAACCTGAAGTTTCTGCGCCCATTTCTCGAATAGCGGAATCAGCTCGAGCACGATCGTCGTGCCCGTGTACTTCAGCCGGTCTGACAGATCAAGCCATTCATTCTTGAGCTTGAGCGCCTTCGCAGCCATTTCGTCAGTTATAGCGCTATTCTTGCGCTGCGCTGCGACGAGCGAGAGGATACCCTGTTCGCCCTGTTTGATCAGGTTGAACTCGCCGTCACCGATGCCCATTGCCTGGGCGACGAGCTTGGCCCGGGCCGGATCCTGCTCGAACATCGAATGGACGATTCGAGCGCGCGCGAGAAGATAGGTGTTGCCGTCCTTCAGGTCGCTGACGTTTCCGCCCCAGCGAAGGAACGCCTGCGCACCATCGTCGACCTGACCAATCTTGAACTTGGCGACGGCCTGCTGCGAATCCTGTAGAGCCTTGGTGATGCCGTCCGCAGATCCGCCGGCACGCTCCGCTGCGCGTTGCCATGCGGAGAGTTCCGTGGAACTCATCTGCAGGTTCTTCGCCATCATGCCGAGGTTGGTGGCTGATGAGATCGTGCTTTCAGTGAAGTTCTTCAGCCCCATGCCAGCGGTGAAAATCGCGAGCAGGGACAGAACTTCATTGCGGACTTTCTTGAACGACTCGGCGGCTACCTTGTTGGCGTCCTCGATCGTCTTTGAGGCGCGCTTTTCTTCGTCGGTGAGGGTTTTGGTCGCCTTGGTAGCTTCCGTCTTGCCCTTTGTGAACCCCGAAGTGTCGAGGCCCAGGCTCACAACCAGCGCGTCTACCACCGTCGCCATGCTAATTCCCCTTCTTCGGTTCGCTCATGATGCGGGCGTTGTGGCGGTCAACGACCACAATTTCCAGGAGGTTGTAAAGGTCTTCCGACCCGTACACAGTCTGCAATTCATGGAGTGTTGCCAGACGCTGCGAAACAACTGTGGCAATGGAGCGGGGCAGATTCGCGTACTCGATCAGCCGCGGGTCATAGTTGCCGCGTCCGCGTCCTGTTTCGAGCGGGCGGCGCCAAGAAAAAAATCGAGATGCAGGTTCAGCACAGCCTTGCGCAATGACAGCCGGGTCGAGACTTCCTCGATGTCGTCGTCGGTCATCAACGGGCGCACCGTTCGGTGATCCTTCGGATCGGGCAGAACCTGCACGCAGGTCATCATCGTGTCGAACAGCGGCTTGGCGGCCTCATACGGCACCTTCGTCAGTGACTTGATGCCAAGAGCCGCCAGACCAGCCAGGCCGGCACCGAGCAGTTCATCGGGAATCTCGACGCCCGCATTGACCATCGTGAAGAGGGCACGCATAGCCCATTCTTCAGCATCGGCCGACGACAGCTCGGTGATCAGGAACGCCTTGCCCTTGTCTCGGCCTTCAGTAGCCGTGAAAATCGATGTTTTGCGCATAATCAGAACGGTGCCGGGTCTACCTGATCCCACACGATCTGATACTCCATCGAAGCGAGTACCTTTTGTGCGGTCGGAATCGATTGAACGCGTTGGAGCACGCCATTCGACAGCGTCCACTTCTGACGGATCGATGGAATCGAAACGGAGCCTTGAGCGACGAAGATGCCCTGCGTGACCTTCATCGTCTGCATCCATTGAAGGAACAGTTGCAGCGAAGGCGAGTCGGGCATGATCGTAATCGTCTGCGACACGTTGTAAGGCGTGTAGCCGGCGAACATCCGCCCATCCACACCCTTGCCGACCTGCGCGATTTCTACAGACTCAGTCGCGAAAGCGGCGTCAGCCGAAAAGCCCTGAAGCTTCTGCGCGACCGGGAAGATCGTCGCAACCGAGAGCATGAAAACTGAATTGCTTGCCGTAATATCCATGTTCTCGTGTCCTTATTGAACGAGGATCGAAGCCATCTGGAGTACCTGGACGCTGCCGCCGTCCATGTACCAGAAGTTGATCGGGGGGGACTGGCGGGCGCCGCGCACCTGTGCTGCAGTCGTCGAGGCCAGAACTTGCAGATACCAGCCTTGAGCGAACAGCGTGCCGTCGATTGCGAGGCCCGCTGCGCTGTTGACTTCTGCTGCCTGCGCTGCGGACAGTTGAACGCCAGCACGTAGACCACCGAAGGTCTTGAACTGGGTGATCGGGTCTTTCAGGAACGATTCGATCAGCGCGTCGCCGTCCGTGTTGTACGGGATCGAGTTGACCTGAGTGAGGCCGGTCATCATCGCGAGCTGGAACTGGTTGTTAAGCCAGATCTGGTTCACATACGAGTCGATCCATTCGAATTGTCCGCCAAGCTGGCCGTTCGAGAAGAAATCGAAGTCGTCGTTAGCTGTCGCGAAGTCGCCGTAGCAGTTGTAGCCGTTGGCGATCAGGTTCGAATAGGTCGTGCCATCCGTCACATCTGGCACCAGACCATCCTGCGAGCGGAATGCAGCCGTTGCGCGTCCGTTCGTCGCGTTGAAGTCAAGCGATGCGACATAGCCCATCAGGAACGCGGCCTTGTCTGCCGGCGACCAGATCGGCGCCACGCCCGACATATTGCCGTTCAGCACCTGGAAGCCTAGCGAGGTCGTCGCCGGGTTGGTCGTCGTCGGCGTGGCGTCCTGGTCCCATGCGGCGTACAGGAAGCGATTGCCTTGTGAGACCGTCCACGATGCGAACGCGATCTTGTTCGTGTTGCCCGAGCCGTTGTCCGGGTCGAACGTGGTCATGAACGATGCCCAGTTCGTCGTGGCTCTCTTGAGCGCGTCCATCGTTGTGCCGGGCGCGGATGCCACAGCACCCTGCGACGTGACAGCACCCGTCGCCTGCGTCAGGTTCAGGCTGGCCGACAGAGTGCCCGTTGCGAAGGTGATCGTCGAGGTTGCTCCCGTCGTGGTCGACGTGAAGACGAACGCAGAGGCGATGCTGTCGTAGGTGACAGCCGGGCCGCTCGTGAATCCCGCCGCAATGATTGTGGCGGCATTCGAGAAGCTTGTTGCGGCCGACAGGTTGATGGTCGTCGAGGTCTTGGCGGTGCCGTCGACCGCGACCGTCAGAATGCCCGTGAGCGCCTTCAGTTGCGTGAGAGTCATCGCTGCGAGCGAGCCGCCGCGCAGATATGCCGAAACGGGAGCCGTCGCGTACTGGAAGAATCCGAGCGAACCGGCCTTCTTCGTGGAATTGTTGAACCCGTTGAAGTAGACGGCGGCCAGTGCTGATTCTGGCGATCCTTCGCCGAAATAGTTCGTGACCGCGTCGGCAGTCGGGAACGTCGGCGCCGCACCGATTGGAGCGCGCGTGCTGGTGGTGAGCATGAACCCGATCAGATCGAGCGCGGTGCCACCGGCCGATATAACACTAGGAGTAGCGCTCGCAATAAGTGATGCCGGAATCGACATGGAAGCTCCGATGAAAAAAGCCACCCGAAGGTGGCTTCCTGATGAGATTGATTCTTAGACTGCGGGGTAGGTGGCGTCGACGCTGAAAATGTCTGCGTCAAGCTGATCTGCGAACTGCTGCGGCACACTGACGACCGGATTAGCCTGCATGACGACGTCGACAACCCACCGATCTTCCACTTGCTGCTCACCGTTCGTGAACGGCATCTGATGCGGATCGTTGGCGTACAGCGGCGTTACGTCGAAGCCTGACAAGGCAAACGCGCTGGTCGCGTAGCCGTCTCGAAACAGCGTAGTGATGATCTGCGTATTGTCAGCGCTAGCCGGCCCGTGCACGTCAAGTTGCACGGTGACCTGGGTTGGCTGCAACAGCATTTGCGTGCCAGCAGCCATGATCTGGCTTGAGACGGTTTGAGAAGGTGTAACGACGTATGTTCCGACGCCTCCGGTTCCTGTGCCAAGTGCCGTCACCACGGTATTGGCAGCGAGGTTATTGCCCAACAACTGTGCTCCCACCGCTATAGCGCCGACGCTTATCTCGGTCACTGTCAATGTGTTTGCGGCGATGGACCCGGTAAACGCCACATCTGCGTAGGTGTCGACGTTCGTTTCAAGGCGGCCACGTAACGTCGGCGTCATCGTGACGAAGTCGGGGCCAACCGGTTCCGGCACGCGGTTGTCCTGGGCGCGAACGACCTCAATGCCAGCCGGCAGGACGGACAACAGGAATGAGCGGAGCGCCTTAATCGTCTGGCTTTCTGTGAGTGAAAGGGTGATGCTCATGGGGATGCTCTATCTTTGGCGTATCTCAACCGCGCTGCTGCGGCAATCTTTGCCTTTGTTTCCTCGGAATGGCGATGTCCAAGTGAGTTTTTGTTTCCCTTCAAACCTGCTGCTGTCTTCGCCCTATGTTCCTCTGAAAGAACTCTTCCGGTGTTGGCCGCCAGGAGCGCAATCCTCGTGTTCTCATGCATTGGCCCCTGCGTCTTTCCGGTGTGGGCGGCTGCTATTTTCGATTTCCACCAGTCAGGCTTCTCTTTTCCTTTGCGCGCCAAGGACATCTTGGCCCTCGCATCGTCTGAGTGCTTGATTCCTTTGTGAGAATCCGAAAGCTTCCGCCGAATTTCGGGTGCTGGGTTTGCTAGGCCTCCACCGCCATCGCACAGGTTAGCCATTTGATGGCCCTCGTTGCGCAATTGGATGGTTTGCTGGATTTCATCATCCAGAGCTTCTTTCTCGGAAAGACAGGGGAACACATACACCAGAATGTTTTCTTTTCCGTACTTTCCAACGACGTACTGGTGATAACGGTTCCTAGTGCGGCCAGTCAACCTGTAGGCTCTATTACCAACTCCCTTTCCGACATAGAACGGTGTCCCATCCGGTTTGCAATGCAGGTAAGTATAGAATTGACGCATCGAGCAATCCATATTGTTTTGGCTTGCCAAAATTATATCAAGAGCCATTCTGCTTTACGATTGCTATCTTTACCCATCCATCGCTCATATGCCAATTTTCAAGTTGCATTGCAACAAGCCAGACCGATCCATCTGGAAGAGTGAGTAGATCGCCACCTTCTTGGCTGGACCTCACGACGGCCTGATAGTCGCCATTCACATACAGCGCACGGCGCTCACCATTAAGGTTTAGGCCATCGACTTGCACCAAGTCCCGATACGTCAAAGACTGCATCTGCACCTGGACCGAGATTTCGGGTCCATAGGCTGGCACGCGCTTGCCGTCGTCGTTTGTCCCGTAGCCTTGCGACGGCTGGATCGATGCGATGACCCACGGATTCACGGCAGCCACGTAGCTTCCGACGATGTTGTTGAGGTTCATTCCTGGACTTCCGAGTCGACGCTGTTCAACATGTGATCTGAGTCGACCAGGGGTTTATCGAAGCCCTTCTTTGCGATGGTCGACTTCGCATTGCCCGGTTCGCTGAAATCGCGAATCGACTCCTGCAACTGCTCGGCTACATGCTTGCCGAGTCGGCCGAGCGCGACAGTCGAATCGTAGTTCGCCGCCTTGATGATCTTGCCAAGGTCGGCCGGCCATTCGCCCTTGTTCTTTTGGATCATGCTGCGGAAGTAGGGGCGCGCCGGAATGGTGACGGTGTATTCGTCGACGTGGTGCGTCGTGTCGTAGTTCGACCGGGACGCCTTGACAAACTGGCTAGCGCCAACGCGATTTCCTTCCTCATCCAGCTTGCCGGCAGCAAAGTTCCCCTTGCCGTCCAGCTTTCGATGGATCGTCACGTCGTGCTCCGGCACAGTGACCGTCCCGCCATATTCGTTCGTGGCGGCGATCAGCGCGACCGGCGTCCCATCGGGATAGGTTGCCCCCTCCAGAAAGCCGACATTGACCGTGTTGGCCTTACCGACTTTCTCGGCGATCTCGCGCAGCTTTGCTTCGAGCGCTGCACCACCGGAGAATGCGCCCATCAGAACCCCCTGAAACCACCATATGGATTGACGTTGGGCACCAGACCGGGCACGTAGTGCATCGTTCGATACTGCGCGGTGGCGGTCCAGAATGCAGCACCATATTTGGTTTGCTGAAACCACTGAACCGTGCCAGGCGTATAGTCGTTTTGCGTCGCAACCGACACACTGCCTTGCGTGGCATTACTGATGCGGCCGACCAGCGGCGAGGATTCCTGGCCGTTAAGCGGCGCATTGAGCGCGGCGATGT